TTTTTTTTTTGGCAGTAAACCGTCTGTATATATATGGAGGGATATTCTATGAGCAGAGTAATTGCAATTGCAGCAGTACTTCTTCTCTCAATTCCGTCGGCAATGGGCGTTCAGGCGGCCCTAACACCGTCGCGCGGCGCAATTGCCGGATGGCTGGCCGCGATAGGGATCGAATTGGCCTACCTCTCGCTGGCGTTGTTGGAAGTACCGGAACGGCTACGGTCAACGGTTCGGGCAACGGCAGTATGGGCCGTTAGTTCGGCAATATTGCTGAACACCCTCGCCGACTACTCCGCAAAGGTTCCGAACGGGCTGACCGGCGCAGAGGCGTTCGTTCAATCCTTCGACTGGCTATTACTGGCCTTATCCGTCGCCGAAAGCGCGCCGCTTTCCGGTTTAGCCTTCGCCATTGCGTTGATCCTTCACAACCTCAACCACCGGTCAAAAATCTCTCGACAAACCCCCTTGACAACGCGAAGATCGGTGGTATAATATAGGCTTAGCGGTCAAAAGTGGCCAATTCGGAGATTTGACAACGATAAGGGGTTTGTATGGAACTGCGAACACTGCTACCGGATCGCGGGTATATCGTTCTGATGGCCCAACGCGGCGACCGTCGCGAGTTTGTGACGGTTGAAGCCGGTCAGTGGGCAACGCTGGAACAGAAAATCGGTGCGGTGAAGGATAAGGCCAATCTGTACCTTTCGCGCGCCTCGCTGACGGTAAAGCCGGAAGCGGGCAAGCGCGGAACGTCTGACCTTTGCGGTTGGCAGAAAGTAGTCACCGTAGACCTAGACTACGGTTCTGCCGGTCACAACCGCGAAGGGTATCCGCCGGATCGCGACGCCGCGTTAGCACTGCTGGAAAAGCTTCCCAGCCCGTCAGCCGTCCTTTCCACCGGCAACGGGCTATTGGTGTTTTGGGTGCTGGATCAAACGTACCCGATTGATGTGGTTGAGAAGGTTCAAAAAGGCATTCAGCGCGAATTGGAAGCCGTCGCCGCTTTGCGCGGGTACGTTGTTGACGATACGTCGGAGCGGGTGCGGATGTTCCGCGTTCCCGGGACGCTGAACCACAAATCTGATCCACCGAAGCCGGTTGAGTGGTTGTTCACCGATGGGCCGATCTATTCCCTTTCCGACCTCTCCGCCTACGCGCTGGAAATCCTTCCGGCGTTGCGGCTGAGCAGCGGTCAGCTTAGTGAGGAAACCGTTCGCGAGTTGTTACGGTATATCCCTCGCGAAGGGTTGGACTACAACCGTTGGCTGGCGTCGGTGTGGGCCGTTCAGTCGCTCTTTGACGAACAGACGGCAGAGCGACTGTTAGACGAATGGGGTACACCCAACTGGCGGAAGCACAAGAAGCCGGAAGGGAAAGAGACTTCACCGGCAATTCTCATTGCGCTGGCCAAAGAGTACGGCTTTGCCGGTTCTGTCCGCAGTGAAGGGTTTGACGCCGTTCCGATTGCGCCGGAATTGCCGAACACACTGACGGTAGAACAACGTTACCTTGACGTTCCGATGCCGTCGGAACGGGTAGTTGTTCTAAAGTCGGCAATCGGCACCGGAAAGACCGAACTTATCCGACGCTGGTTGGCCGAGCACTATCCGAAACAACCGGTGCTGGCCGTCTCTCACCGCGTTTCGTTGGTGAAGCAGATGGCGCAGCGGTTAGGACTGGAAAGCTACTTCAGCGAAGGCGAATGGAACGTTGACGCAAAGCGCCTGGCGGTAACGTTGCATTCGGTGGATAAGGTCAGCCCAAAGATAACGTATAAGGTAGTTGTCGTTGACGAAGTAGAACAATTCCTTCAGGCGTTGGTGTTTGACCGCAATCTCAGCAGTCGGAAGCTGAGCGTCTTCATTCACTTACTATCGCGGCTGGCTGCAGCAGAAAAGATTATCCTCGCCGACGCCGACGCTGGCCCGTTGACGCTGCGGCTCCTCACCGCGTTAGGCGGGTCGGTACGGTCAATCGTCAATACGTATCGGCACTGTACGTATGAGTTGGTGTACCTCTCACCGACACCAGAGGAGGTTCTCAATCAAGCGCGGCGACTGTGTGCTGAAGGGTACAAAGTCGCAATCGCCTGCAACACCAAAGCCGACGTTGAGCGGGCCGAGATTTTCTTCAAAGCGGAACTACCAACTAAGCGGTTACTGGCCGTCACCGCAGACGGTCGCGAAGGGAACACCGACGTTCTGGCCAATCTAAACGAACGGCTAGAGACGGTTGATATTTTCCTCTTCTCACCATCCGTCGGTACCGGCGTTTCGATTGAACGGAACGATTTTGTTCTGTTCGGTATTGCCCGTTCCGCGCTGGAAGGCGTCGGTAATTCGTTGGACTTTGCCCAACAGCTAGGCCGGTTCCGAAACCCCATCGGAAAGACCGCGTTCTGTTGGGTTGACCCGAAGACGTTCAAGAACGTCGCAACCGACGCCGAACACTACCGCGATCTGGCCTTAATCCGTAAGAGCGCGGCGGATTTGCGCTTTGCGCCGGACGGTCAATCTTTCGTCCCACTGGCCGGTTTTGACGCACTGTACACCGACCTCTTCGCAATCGCGAAGGCCAAGGATGCGCTGCTAAAGCGCAGTTTCCTCAACAGTCTGGCCGGTATCTGGAACAGCAGCGAGATTGCTGCGGTACCGGCCAAGGGTGTTAAGGAAGCACTGACGCGAGAAGCGGCGCTGAATATCCGAAAGGTTATCAACGGTAGTCGCCGCGAGAAGGTAGAAGTGGAGATCGCCGCGATTGCGAATGCCCCGAACACCGAGGCCGAGGCGAAAGCGGTTGATCAACTGGAATACTACGCGCAGAAAGAAGAAATCGCCGAGCGGTACGGTTGTGCAATCGAAGAGGTAACGGCGGAATTGGTCAAAGCAGACCGCAACGGCGCTTATCAGAAAGCTCAGCGGTTGTACGCGCTGGTGAATGCGGAATACGCGCAGTGGAAGGATCAGCAAGAGCGGATTGAAAAGCCGACTGCCGATCTCCGGCTGTTCGGCCCGTTCACCGAATGGCTGCTGGCGATCCTTACCGTCTTCAGAATTGAACTCCGCGAAGGCGCACCGGTTCGGGCAACACCGGAAGGGATTGCGTTCCTGAAGACCTACCGGTCAGCGATTGAAGCGCTGCTCGGTGTTCGCGTTCGGTCAGACGTTGACACCGCGCCGATCCGAACACTGTCGGCTATTTTAGCCACCGTCGGCATTCGCGTTGTCGGCGTTCAGCGACGCGAAGGAACAACGCGCGTTCGCGAATACCGGCTGGCCGGAGTTGAGGAAGCGTTCAAGCGAACGCGGGGGATCGCAAAGCGGTTTGAGGTCATCAAATCGTTGCAATCGCAACTTTGTCACAGGAGTTCTCAATATATTATGAGTATCCGATCTCCTGTGACAGAAGGATCATTAACCGGCGCCGCGCTGATTGAATGGAAAGGAGAGCGCTAATGCCCGCGTTCCGCACCGATTTGGCCTTCGGTAAAGCCGCCGAAACGCGGATTGCCGCTGCGGTGGTTGAAGCACTGTTCCCTTCCGGTGTTGCCGTCCGCTGGCCGGAAACGGCATTGGTGGATTTTGTGATCATCCAAAACGCCGTTGTGGTTGCGGCGCTGGAAGTTAAACGCCGTCGCGTTCCGTCAACTGCGTTCGACGAAACGATATTGCCGGAAGCGATTGTCCGTACCGGCGTTGAGTTGACCGAGCGGCTGAAAATCCCGTTGCTGGCCGCAATTGCGTTCAGTGACGATACGCTGTTCGTTTTCCGCGTTCGGCCACAGCAGAAGGTTATCCAAATCCCAAACCGCGCCGGTAATCCGGTACCCCACCACTGTTTTTCTCTGGCCGGTACCGACGTTATCCGTCTTAAGACGGATTTTTCAACGTCACTTTGAGTTATTTGGCAACAAACCGTCTGTATATATATGGAGGGGGTAAATGGATTTCGAGGAACTCGTATCAATCGCGCTGGAAATCGCCCGCGACCGGTCACTGAAACCATCAGACCGGATTGCCGCGTTGCGGCTGTTGTTCCCGATAGCCCTCAAACGTTCCGAACAGCGCCCGACCGATCCCGATGAACTCTTTGAACGCATCCGCGCCGCCGTTCTCGCCGAACAACCTTCCTGAAACCGGCCCGTTGGGCCGTCGGCGACTGCGCGCAGCGGATGATCTCGAATACTTTGCGCGGGCTTATTTTCCCGACCTTTTCCCAACCGAACCGCCACCGTTTCACCGCGAGGCGTTTGCACTGCTGAACGAAATTGCCGCAAACGCCAGACAGAAACGGCCAGGAAAGCGACTGGCGATTGCCTACCCGCGAGGGCACAGTAAAACCACTATCTACAGCCGCGTTGCCGTTATCCATTCGCTGTTGTACCGTTGGTCTCCGTTGACAATTCTTATCGGCAACAACGATAGAAGCGCAAAGCGGTTGCTGAAGAATATCAAAGACGATTTAGAGAGCAACGAACTCTTACGCGAAGATTTTCCGATCCTTCACCGACCGGCAAAAGTCTGGTCTGCGACCGCAATCGAACTCGCCGACGGCTGCGCGGTTTCGGTGTTCGGGCGCGGTAGTGGCGCCATACGCGGAGTGGTCTCAAAACGAAGGCCGACGCTGGTAATCGGTGACGATATTGAAGACGACACCAGCATCCGCAGCGAGATCGAAACATCGGCGCTGATCGAATGGTGGAATAGGGCGGTACTGGCCGTCGGCGATAATATCACCGGTACCACAACCTATATCCTTGTCGGTACCATTCTGGCCAGACAAAGCCTATTCGTTTCGTTTGCCGAAACGCCAGGCGTTACCGCGTTGATCTATCCGGCGCTGATCACCCCTCCGACCAATACCGACCTTTGGGCCGAATGGGAACGGCACTATACCGCGCATCCGGTTGATACGCCGGAAGCGGATACGTTCTACCAACAACACAAAACTGAATTGGCCAAAGGCGCTACGCTGTTGTGGGATCGGCCAGACGCGCTGTGGTATATCTATCAGTATCGTCTTAGTCGCGGTGAGTTGGCCTTTCAGCGCGAGCTTCAGAATAACCCCTATTCCGACGATACCCAGCCGCTCGGCCCGTTGCCGGAAAGTGATCCGATCACCGGTTATCGGATTGCGGCGCTTGACCCGACCGTCAGCGGCGCAAAGACGGCAGACTATCCGGCCTACGTTGAGATCGTCTTTGATCCGGCCACAAAGAAGGCCGTATTGGATTACTGTTTGGCCGAACGGGCAGACTACGGCACAACGGTACGGATGATTGCGGATCGGATTGCGCAACTACCGAAACCGCTTGATGGGTTGGTAGTAGAGGCCAACAGCGCCGGTGCGGTGATTGCCGATCTGTTGCAGCAAGAGCTAATCCGACGCGGGCGAACCGAAGTTGCGACCAAGATTTACAACAAAGTACCGAAGGCACAACGGATAGCGGCCCTGGCCGTCTACGCCAGACGCGGGCAGTTTGCGATACGGCGAGGATTAGGCGGCGAGTTTGTAAGAGAATGGCAGTCGTATCCGGCGGTCAGAAACGATGACGCACTTGACGCGGCGGCGACGGCAATGCGGTTTTTAGAAGAGCAACGATTACTACTGTTGGGTGAACCGAATGCATACTTCTTCGACCCAGAAGAGCTATAATCCGCGATTTGGGGTTCAGACCGGCGATATTTGGCGGGTGGGAAATCAGTATTTGGTTTGCGGCGACGCCGCCGATCCTTCGGTTAAAGAAACCGTTACGCGGTTGTTGCCGGTAGAGACAATCCTTACGTCACCACCTTACCCGAAAGTTCGGAAATATCAAGAGATCGGCGACGTACCGTTTGCGGTTGTTACCGGTATCCTCGCCGGTCTGGCCGAGATCGAAACCGTTCAGAGTGCGTTTGTCAATCTCGGTATCGTTCACATCAACGGTACCGTTTGGCGGTATTGGGAAACACTGATCGAAGCGTTTCCGTTCCCTCTGTTCCAATGGATCGTTTGGGATAAGCTCACACCGGTCCCGCGAGACGAGAACGGTAGGTTACTGCAATCGTTCGATTTTGTGTTTCACTTCAAGCGACCGGATCACCGACCGCCGCTACAGCGTTCGCGAAAGCTAAAGACTGCCGGGAAGGTATCGAACGGTTTCACCGTTCGCGAGCCGGACGGACGAATACGACGGTTTGAACCGGAAAATAGTTCGTATCGAACACCGGAATACGGGATTGAACACAACGTTATCCGACTACCGAACGAACACCGCCGCGATATACGAACGGCGCATCCGGCAGTGTTTCCGGTTGAATTACCACAGTGGGTTATGAAGGCCTATCGATACCAATACTGGCTAGACCCGTTTGTCGGATCGGGGTCAACGCTGATCGCCGCCGAGCGCGAAGGGTTGCGGAGTGTTGGGATTGAAATCGTTCCGTACTACGCCGATCTCGCACTGGCCCGCTGTGAGAAAGAAGGGTTAGCGATTGAGAGGATACACCGGCAATGATCCCCCAAACGGCACAATCGAAAGCCGCGCTGATCCACACCATTCGTCAGGCGGTCAACCCACCGGCCAGACCGTTGCCGGTACCGTTGCGGTCTCTATTTGGTAGAGAGTTCCGAACGCCGTTACCGGTTCTTCAAGCGGTGATCGCTGCGGTTGCGGATAAGCTCTATCTGGCCAGGGTGCGAAACCGGCGGAAAACCGTCGAACAGCAAATCGGGCGGATACTCACCACGTCGGAGTATCAACTACGACTGTTGTTCGCGGCGGTTGTGCGCGACGGTACCGGCTATCTGATGATCGTCACCGATCCGAAACCCGCATTGGTGTTTGTACCGGCATACGACGGAACGATAGGCGCGTTTTCGTTCACCGACGGCGCGATAGGGATTGTCGGAATTACCGATACTGGCGAGCGGTTGTTGACGGTGTTCCGAACCGGTACCATCGAACGCTATCGCGAACAGTCGCAACAATGGGTTCGCACCGAAACCGAACGCTGGCCGTATCCGATACCGGTGATCGAATTCGGTGACGGAAAATCGTTCGTTGAGCCGCTCATCCAACTGCAAGACGATTTAAACCTAGCCGTCTTCGATCTTCTTGCCGCAAACCGCGCCGTAGGCTTTCCGGTGCGGTATATCCTCGGTAGTGCCAGTAGTGATTACCTCACAAACCTTTTCGGTCAACCGTTGATCGACGCAACTGGCGCGCCGATCCGGCGAACGATAACGCTTGAACCAGGCGCGTTTGTGCGGATCAGTGAACCAAATGCCGAAATCGGCCAGCTTTCCGCTTCTCCGCCCGACGCGACCACCATTAATACGCTGTTGGAATTGTTCAGTCTTTTCACCGGCGTACCGCTCTTCTTCTTCAAGGGTACCGTACCTTCTGGCGCCGCCATTCAGGCGGCTGAACAACGGCTGAATGCGACGGTAGAACGGTATCAATCACTGCTTTCCGATCCCCTTCGCCGCGTTTGCGCAACGCTGGCCGCATTGGTGGCAAACCGTCAGAGTGACGAAGACGAATGGGTGGTTGACTGGTATCCGCCGCAGATCGAAACCGAAGAACTACGGGCGCAACGGGTGAAGTGGGTGGTTGAAGCGGTGAATGCCGGTCTAATGAGCAAAGAAGAAGCCGTTCGTACCATTCACCCAGACTGGCCGGAAGAACGGATTATTGAGGAGGTAGCAAAGCTCAATGGAAGCCCAGAACCAGGAAACTGAGATTACCGAGCCGGTAAAACCGCCGGTTGAACAACCGACCGAAGACCTTCGCGCCACCCTTCGCAGTGAGATTGAAGCAGAATTGCGCGAAGCGTTGCGGAAAGAGATCGAAGCCGAACTGCGAGAGAAGTTGCGCGAAGAGATCGCGAAAGAGTACGAAGCACAACGGCGGAAAGAAGAGCTTCAGCGCGTTCGGCAATCGCTGATCGAAGAGTACGAATTGAACAGCGAGCAGATCGAAGTACTAGACCTTTTACCGATTGAAGACCCTACCGAATTATCGCGACGGGTTGAGCGATTGTTTGGGCGGCAAAAGACGCCGAAGGTCAAATCACCGCAATTGATTACCGAACCGGAAGTATTTACCGTTGCACAGATCAAAGACCCCGCGTTCTGGCGACAAAACCGCGAGAAAATCCTACGCGCCGCAGCAGAAGGTCGTATTGTTGAATAGGAGGGAGTAAATGACCGTCAACTTAGGTAGTGGAAACGTCGGGTTAAACTACGTTCCGACAATCCTTGCCCAGCGCGCCCTTGAACTTCTTCGCGCTACCCATATTCTGCCGCGCTTTGCAACACCCGATACGCGGTATGAAACGGCCCAATTCGGCCAGACGATTACAATCCCCCGCCCAATGAGTACGACTGCGAACCAGAAGCTACCAGGCCAGCAGGTGACCATCCAAACACCAACCGGATCAAACGGATTGCAGATCACCCTCAACCAGCATTGGGAAGTGACAACGGTAATCGAAGATACCGCCGCGTTGCTGGCCAATCAATCACTGATGGATTTATTCGTCCAAGACGCTGTTCGCTCGCTGGCAGAGCAAATGGAAGCGTCGCTGTTCACCGCCCTTAACGCTGCGGTGACAACGAACGATACCGACGCCGCCGCAGCGCTGGAACTTTCCGAAATCCGGTTGGTGCGCCAGCGTCTGACTGAGGCTCGTATTCCGGTCAGTGGTCGGATTGCGGTGATCGGGCCGGAAGTTGAGACACAGATCAAGAGCGATACCGGTCTGGCGAACTACTTCGCGTACCAGCAGGCGACCATTGCCGAAGGTTCCATCGGGCGCCTAGAGGGGTTTGACTGGTACGTCTCGCAGTTGGTGCCGGTGATTACCGGAACGCCGAATAAGCGCGCCAACTTCTTCTACCATCCGCGAGGTCTGATTGTGGCCATCCGGCCATTACCCGAAGTACCTTCCGGTATGGGCGCGGTAACGTCAACCGTCACCGACCCCGAAAGTGGGTTGGCAATGCGGGTTGTGAGCAGCTATAACCCGAACTACCTCGGAACACAGATCACACTCGATATGCTGTGGGGTGTCGGCGTCGTTCGCGAATACACCTGGCGGGTACGAACGAATGTTTAGTTACGATCCTGGCCAAATCAACCCAGATACCGGCCAGCCGATTTCGGCGATCCGGTTCCTGCTTCAGGATACCGTCGAAGAGCTGGCCGAGTTCACCGATGCAGAGATTGTGGGGGTTTACCAACAAACCCCCAGTAGTCATCCGCAACGGGTACGGGTGTACTACGCCGCCGCACTGCTGGCCGAAGCGCTGTACCGCCGGTACAGCAGGGACGTATCCTTCTCCGCCGGTGATCTGAAGGTTAACTACGAACTACGCCGCCAACACTGGCAGTTGTTGGCCAACGAATTAGCCCAGACGGCGCTTCGGCAGATCGGTGAAGGGTTGGTGTGGTACACCGAGCGCGGGGTTTGGTAAGTTGTCACAGGAACGGTGAAGCTATAATAATATTGAGAACTCCTGTGACAAAGCTGACTGGTCAACCATCCGCGCCGGTGATCGGGCAATAACCCGAAAGTATTAGACGTTTAATTCGCGAATTGTAGTTCGTAGTTCCTCTCAAACCCTCTCAACGCGGCGCGGATCGTTGCGGGTGAAACGTTGTCACAGGAGTTCTTAAGATATATTATAGCTTCCGCGCTGCTGTGACGGTGATCTATGCGAGCAACAGACCGAGCAACCCTCCGCGCCTTAGCGCGGCGGTTTCTTACCGATACCGTCTTTACCCTCGCCCGTTCGGTGACGATTACCGACTTCGGCAACCTTCAAGAGACCTTCACCCGTTCCGGTTCGTTTCGCGGGCTGTTGGTGATTAATCGTTCGATCAACGCGGTCAGACAGCAGACGAAGGGAACCGACGCGGGTGAGACCGTTACCGGAACGGTACGTATCCTCTGTGAAGAAGCACCGCCAAACGTCGAATGGGTTGAGGTGAACGGTGAAATCTATCGCGTTCTGGCGGTGATCGCACTGCCGTACCGCGTCTTTGAAGAATTGCAGTGCAAACCGCGACGGGAGGTCGTATGACGTATCTGGCCAGAGATTTTATCTTCGAGATTAACGCCGGTTCGGGCTTTGTGACCGTCGGCGGCATTCAAGAGTGGTCGTTTACCGTTGAAACCGAGGTTCAAGACGCGACTACCGTCGGAAACACCGGCTGGAAAACCGAAATCCCAACACTCCGTAAGGCGCTGATTGAGTGTTCGGGGTTCGTTGCGGTCAACGGAGTAACCCGCGACGCCGGTCAATTGGCGGTGTTGAGCGCGGCGACAACCGGCGCTTCCGTTCAGTTTCGCGTCTCAACAACGATACTGAACGGTGGCAACCCGATAGGCAGTATCTCCGGCAACGCCTATATCGAATTGACTACCGGCGCCGGAGGCGGAACGTCTGAACTCGGTGAGTTTTCCTTCCGCGTTCACTTCGTTGGTCAGCCGACGTTCAGCGGAATATTTGCCTAGGTAGTTGCCAACGGAACTTTGTCACAGGAGTTCTCAATATTATTATAACTTCAAACCTCCTGTGACACCGGTGAAAAGGGGTACCGGTGACGGTCACAAAGCTCATCCAAGCAATCCTAGAAGCCTATAGTCGCGCCGAGGCGAAGTTGCTCGCTGCCGTCGCTGATGCGGTAGAACGCAAAGATCGCGAACGGCAGTTGGCCGAACTCCGCCGCCAGGCGCAACAGATCGTTGAGCAATTACGGGCCGGAACGGTTGACCAGGCGCTGAAGGCGCTGATTGCAGCGTTTGAAGAGGGCGCGACAAAGGCCAAGGCCGATACCGTACTGGTCAACCCGACACCGAATGCCTTTCTCGCTGCCGAGTTGTTCAACCTCCTCGGTGAAACGCGGTTTGCACTGTTACGACAAACCGAAGACGCCTTCCGAACTGCCGTCGCCGCCGAAGTATCGCCGGTGCTGCTCGGCGCGGAAACGCGGTTAGGTTCGGCGGCGGACGTATTAGCCTATCTGGCCGAGCGCGGGTTTACGTTCAGGGATCGTAGCGGACGCGAATGGGAATTGGCCAGTTACGTTGAAATGGCCACCCGAACGGCGACAATGAACGCCTTCCGCGAAGGTCGGGCGGCGTCACTGCTGGCCAACGGGTACGATTTGGTGGTTATCCGTTCCGGCCCGTCGCGCTGTCCGAAGTGCGATCCGTACAACGGAAAAATCGTCAGTCTGACCGGCAAACACCCGAAATACCCTTCACTAGAACGGGCCAAAACCGACGGCGTATTTCACCCGAACTGCCGCTGTTCCTTTTCGGCTTACATTGAGGGGTTGACGGAAACCGAACCGGTTGAACGGGTTCCGAACTATTACGCCGAAGAGCAAGAACTACGGCGGTTAGAACGCGAAGCGAGGTCACTGCGGCGGATTGTTGCCGTTACCGGAGACGAGGCCGCAAAAGACCAATTGAAGGTCGTCACAGAACAGATAAAGGCGTTGGTTGAGGATACTGAAGGATTGACCCGAAAGCCGCACCGAGAACAGATAGGAGTACCGCGATGAGTGTTCGGTTTCACTGGAACGGCGCAAGGGTGAAGTTGTCACTCAACCGAAAACGAAAGGAAGCACTTCGCGACGCGGCGGAATACCTTTTAGACGAAAGTAAGAAGTTGGTACCGTTTGATGAAGGCGTCTTGAGCGCTTCCGGTTCGGTTGCGGTGAATGAAAAAGGAACAAAGGCGGTGGTTGGGTACAATACTCCTTATGCTGTATACCAGCACGAGCGTACCGATCTCTACCATCCAAACGGTCGTAGCGCGAAGTACCTTGAACGTCCGCTACGAGAAAAACGCCAGCGGATTATCGATTACTTCCGTCGCCGCCTCCGAGAGGCCGTATGATTAGGTTACTCTTACGCGACTACCTTCAGACGTTATTCCCTTCCGTCACCTTCACCGTTGACTATCTACCGGCAACAACGGCCCTCTGTTGCGCGTTGGTTGCAACCGCCGGTACCTTCAGCGACGGAAAGTTTGCGATTGATGAGGTCGGTATTCAGTTTCTCCTACGCGGAGAAGACCGACAGACAACGGCACAGACGGCAGAGACGCTGTATCGCGCGTTGGTGTCGGCAAAGTTCGATTTGCCGCCGTATCGCATCCTCTCCGTTTCCGTACCGTCTGCGGGGCCGGTGTTTGTCGGGGTAGACAACGGATTATCGTACTACAGTATCAACGCAGTATTCCTCACCGTTCGCACCGGCAGTGCGGCGGGGTATCGTCAGGAGGCGTAAATGTTTCCGGCCAGAGCGGTAGCGATAGAAGTTCAGATCAGCGGTACGTATACTGCAATTCCTGGTATTCAAAGCTGGAAACTGAACGTTGAAAATGAAGAGGAAACGATCTTCACCATCGGCGGTTCAACCGGCTCGGTGATACCGGTGGCGAATACGGTGAGTGTTGAGGCGTCCGGTTATTTGGTGTGGGACGGATCGAACATCAACAGTACCCAACGCTACGTTATCACTTCCGCCCGAACGTTCCGCCGCGATAACTTCCGTATCCGACTGCTGAACCCGACTTCAGGCGCCGAGATCGGAGCGATCACCGGTGCGGGATATTTTCGGCTGACGGGTACAGGCGGCGGAGCAAACGCGAAGAGTGATTTTGGGTTCGTCTTTACGTTTGACGGAGCACCAACCTACACCGGCGCGTTTGCGTAATTCGTTGCGGACGGAACTTTGTCACAGGACTTCTCAATATATTATATATTCATACTTCCTGTGACATCCGCGTAGGGACTTCCTGTGACAGAAAGGATGATTGATGAAGGATTTTGATGCCTTCCTGAAAGAACTAGAGGGTAGCGGCCCGATTTTCAAGCTCTTCGGTGACGTTTACCGGCTACCGACTTCACCATCGGCGTTGTCGGTGTTAAAGCTCCTCGCCCTCCGGCGAAAGCCGGATGAGATTGCGGATGATCAGTTAGTGTTGGAAATATTCCGTTCCTTCTTTGGCAATGCGGTGAAAACCGACGGAACAACCGGCGACTTCGTTAGTGAGTGGTTAGAGCGCGGGTTGACGATCACCGCGATGATCGAACTGTTGAAGTGGGTTCTGGCCGAATACCGGCTGGCCGGTGAAGGGAATAGTGAGGGAAAAGGGTTGACTGGCTGATCTCCGCCTGGGGCGCAATTGAGGCGGATTTTCAGCGCGAATATCAGATTGACCTTCGACGCGAACTGCCGTCAATGTCGTTGCGGCGGTTTCTGACCTTACTGACCAACTTATCACCCAACGCGGTTACTCCGACGGCGATCAAACGCGAGCGGGACAGCGATCCGGTGGAAATCGCAAAACAGATTAAGGCACTACTTCAATGAACGTCGGTGAACTCTTTGCAACCTTATCACTGAACGATCAGCCGTTCCGCGCCGCACTAGACGCGGCGGAGAACTCGTTGAGATCGTTCCGTTCCTCGCTGGCTTCAGCCGCCGAGGCTGCGGCTGGGTTGGTGAAGGGCGCGGCTATCGGCGGGGTTGTTGCCGTCGGCGGTGCACTGACCGGCGCTGCGGCGGCGGGGTTGTCGTTTAACAACGCACTAGAACAGACAACCGCGCAACTGCAAGCGATGACGAAAGACGCCGCACAGACGGAAGCAATTCTTCAGATGATCAAACAACGCGCCGCCGAAACGCCGTTTGCGTTCACCGAAATGGCCAACGCGGCGGCTTCGTTGTTACCGGCGGCAAAGGCGTCCGGTGCTCAGTTAGAAGACCTTCTCGCCGTTGCCGAGGTTCTCGCCGCCAGCAATCCGGCGCAAGGCCTTGAAGGGGCCGCGTTCGCCCTCCGCGAGGCGCTGAGCGGTGACTTTGTGTCTGTGGTCGAACGGTTTAACCTTCCGCGCTCGGAGATCAACCGACTGAAAGAAGAGGGCGTACCGGCGTTGGAAGCCATCCGGCAAACGTTGGCCGGTATGGGGTTAGATGCTTCGGTCGTCAGCGCGCAGGCGAATACGCTACAAGGCCGTTGGGGTCGGGTGACGGATATCCTTCAACAATTGGCCGGTGTCGCCACACAACCGATCTTCGACGCGGCCAGCGCTGCACTGGGCTGGTTTGCCGATCTGTTAGAACGGAACTTACCGGTGCTACAGCAATTTGCAGAAACAATCGCCGGTCGGTTACGCGACGGATTGACCGCCGTTCAGCCGGTGTTGGGTACGATTGCGGCTACGGTACAAAACGCATTCGGTGCCATCGGCCCGTTGGTCGCCGACGCAACCGCCAAACTAGCCGAGTTCACTCCGGTGATTGAAACCGCGAAGACGGTGCTCAACGATCTTTGGGTTTCCGTTCAACCGGCGCTGAACGAACTCGCCGCGTTGTTCGGAACGGTCAAGGATCGGGTAACGGGGTTGTTCGGTACGGTCGGTGAGAAAGCACCGGCGGTGAAAGGATTACTGGCCAATTTGGCCGGTGTTGCCGTTGCTTCATTCAGACAGACCGCACAAACGATTGCCTCGGTGATCGGTATTATCCGTTCCGTCTTTGACGCCTTTGCGCCGTTGGTCGAAGCTATCGTTTCGGTAATCGTCGGCTTTCTCGAAGAGAACGGCGCAAAGATATTGGCGTTCTTTTTGACGGTCAGAGAGAAGATCGGATCGATTATCGTTACGCTGTTGGAAATCGCCACCGCGATCCTTATTCCGATCTTTACGTTCCTGGCCGATTTCATAAGCGACAACCAAGAGACGATAAAGGAAATATTCAGTCGCGTTTGGGGCGCAATTGAAGGGATCGTTTCCGGCGCGCTATCGGTTGTTGAAGGCTTACTAAAGTCGGTGCTGGCACTACTTAAGGGCGATACGGATACAGCACTGGCCGAATTGGAAAACGCTTTCAACGCGGCGTTTGAAGGGATTAAGAAGGCCTTCTCTTCGTTGTTCGACTGGGCCGCGCCGTTTGTCGAAGAGCAGGTCAAGAACCTTACCGAAACGATCATCGGCTTCTTTGACAACGCGGTAAAGACGATCACCGGATTGCCGGAAAAGGTCAAGAACGCCGTATCTGACTTCGGCGGATCGGTGTTTGAAGGGGTCTCTTCGGCGTTCCAACTTCCACAGTTGCCGCAATTACCGTTCTTCGGTCAACCGAACCAAAACCGAACGGTGAACATTACGGTCAACGCGCAGTATCCGTCAACGGGCCGTTCGTTGTTTGACGATATAGCACTGGCTGCGAGGGTGATACGCTGATGTTTACGCTTTCATTTGTGAGAGTACTTTATAACTCAGAAGTGCTGTTTAATCTATCTTCTGTTGCGGAAATACTCAGTCTTTCCGGCTTCGAGGCCGTATCTTATCAAATAACTGACAACTCAAAACCTTCTACCATTGAGTACGCTCCTTTTGTCTGGGGACGGAAGGATTTTTCGGTTGTGTTGTTTGTGCGGGGTTCAACGCTTAGTGAGTACGCAACTAAGCTAGAAACAGTTTTATCCGCGTTCAGGCAGTACAGAGAAGTAAATACTGCACATAGGTTCATCATCCAAAACAACCAGACGAACAAAAGCTACAACATTCCGGTAGTTATAGAAGAAGTAAGTATAAGCAAACAGACCGGCTTCTCTGCGACTGTCGCCGTTCGCGGCAGGAAAAGAGCACTCACTGTATTTAACAACTCTGTCCCCACCTCAGTAGGCGCTACGACATCCGCCGAAGGTTTACCAAAAACGGTTAGTTTCTCTTATACCGGATCGTTCCCCGCCCCACTCATAATCGTTCTGTATGGGCCTATCAATCAAGGATTTCAGATTTCTCGCCAAACGTCAAATCCATTATTCAATTTCACTTTGACCGTCGGAACAACAATCCCATCTGGCGTTTTGGTTGAGATTGATTATAGGTATTTCCTTGCCGGAGGATCATCGCCGGTTAAGAACATTCAGTACCTAGCAAACCCAGAAATAGCACCCGATCTGGTTACTGTTCCTTCCTCTGTAAATCAATTTACCTTATCCGGTCCGTCAAGTACAGGAACCGTCATAATTGGTGCTTATCTTATGAGCTGGTCAATTTATGAATAGAGTTGTTCTCTACAACGGAGCTGGCCAGGCTTTGATGACTTTTCAAAACACTTCGGTGCAGTGCTCTTCGGCGCTGAACGAAATCGGATCGGCGACGGTAGAGACCGATGAAGTACCGATTAACGTTGTGAATACTCTGTGCAGCAACCCGGACAACTTCCTTCGCGTCTTTTTCGCACAGCGTTCGTTTGCAACCGATCCACAAACGGTAATTTGGTCTGGGTTTGTTACCGGTGCTACCGTTCGCCGCGAACCGGCGAGAACGGTAACAACGATTACCGCCATCGGGGCTGAAGATTTTCTCCGCCGTCGGTTTGTGTTATTTCCGAAAGGAACAACGCCGGACAATCAATACCGCTGGTACGCGAACGGTACCGCACTCGGAACGATTATCAACGGGCTGTTGCGGAACTATCAAAGTGACGGGCAACGCTATCTCAGTAACCCGTTTCCGTTTCCGATAATCTCGGACGTTCAAACTACTGTCACCGTACCGGAGATTGACACCGGTGAACGAACCCCTTATGAGGTTTTGCGGGCGATTATCGGGCGGTACGGAACCTACTTCAAAGCAGTGATCGAAGGAACGAACAGTATCCGGTTAATCGTTCGTACCCTCTTTGCTTTCCCCGCGCCGGTAACGGTACTGACCCCAACGGTACCGTTTGTGAGCGAGTATCGCGAAGACTGGGCCGCGACAGACGAAGGCGCGCTGATTGTCTGGTACGGCGGATCGTCAACACCGTTTCAAGCGGCTTCTTCGTATTTCTTGACGGCCAGAGAGCGGTTGTATCGGGCCAACTCCAACAACCAGGGCGAGGCCGCATTTGAAGCGGTGTCTTCGCTTGATCCGTACCCTTCAAAGCGAAGAGTTGTCTCCGTCTCACTGACCGGCCCGTTTCCGCGAGAACTACTGATCACCGGCAACGCCGTCGCGCTGAGAAACGAATTTGGGTTCGGTAATCTGGCACTGATCCGGTCGGTAACGTACCGTTCGCAAAACGAGGTAGACAACGCAACAATAGAACTAACGGACAAACTATGAGCGAAACCGAACGAACAACAGTCTTAACGCTGGCTGATACCGTTCGCGATCTCCGCCGCCGCGTTGAACAGTTAGAGCAGAAGGCTGTGTTTAGCCGCAATAACGCGAACGGTATTCGATTCAACGGCGATTTGCAGACGAACTTTATCCGGTTAGGGCAGGCGAACAGTATACCGCTTCGCAACCAGAATACCCCACAAATGAGGGTTCGCGGTGCCGACACCAACGCAACGTTTTTTGAAATCTTTTTTGACCGGTTTCAAAACTCGGTATTCTTTGAAGTGGGCTGCGAACGAGAAGTTGAAGGGGGTGGCGCCGGTAATCCGGTTCGGGCAATCCATAGGGAAATGAACCCGAACACCAACCGCGATCTGGTGAGGCCGGTGTTTATGGCGTTGATGGGCGGCGACAACAACCCGGCAACCGCGTTCTTTGGCCAACGTCTGTATATGAGCGGGTCGGTGCTCTCTGACCCTACCGGAACTACCTTTCAGACGAGCGGTGGTCTTCAAACCATCCTCTGGGCCGGTTACGATAGAGGTCAAAGTACCTGGCGGTATTACGTCAACGCAAACTGGCAGATACTATCTGACGAACGTACAAAGCGCGATATTCAATCGTTCACCAAAACCGCCGACGGGCTACAACCGCGCCGGTTCCGTCGGGTTGACTGCGAGACTGAAGAGGTCGGCTTTGTGGCGCAAGAGGTCGAACGGGTATTGCCGGAGGCGGTTGGAGAGGTAGACGGAACAAAGACACTCAAAGAAACGGTAATCCTTGCCGCGTTGGTCAACTCGGTGAACGAATTGACCAAAACAGTCAACGAATTGCAACAACGGATTGAGCAGTTGGAGGTTGAACGGTGGAAATCGTCACCGAACTCGTCGAAGCCCTAACCGCCGGTCATAGCGGGTTGACCGCCGGTCAGTATTTGGTGAACGCCCTACTAGGCGCCGTCGGTGCCTTTGTCGCCGCCGTTGCGTCTTCAGCCGAAGACCGGATCGAACTACCGCGTTACGAAAACGGCCAGATTAGTTTAGGCGTTGTCGGAACACTGGTAGTCGGTGCCGGTGCCGCGTTGGTGATCGGTTACGGCGGATGGGTACCGTTGGTTGCCGGTATGGTCGCAGAGATTGTCGTACCGGCGGTGTTGGAAATTGTACGAAGGGAGGTCGAACGGTGGAAGCGGTAATTGCGAAATCGTTTCCGTTGCTGGTAGCAGCGTTAGTACCAGAGTACGCTCCGGTACTATTGATCTTTGGTTTGATTGCGTTGCTAAGGGGGTGAAAATGATAACGGCGCAATTCGCAGTCGTAATTCCTCAGATCAACCGCCAACGGGTGTTGGAAACACTGGCCCGTTTTTGTACGCAATACGATCAACCCGCGCAACGCGAAATTGCGGATCGCTATATCACCCGATGCGCGGAAATTGGGCTGTACACACCAATGGTGATCGCTCAAGCGCTGTTGGAAACCGGATACTTCAACAGTTGGTGGTCTAGCCCGCCGCGCCATAACTTTGCCGGTATCGGCGTTACCGGCCAGAGCAGCCGCGAACGGCCAGCACAAGGCTACTGGGCGGAGAAAGACGGCGTTTGGTATCGCGGCTATTCGTTTCCTTCAATCGCCGAAGGAATTGAAAATCACCTAGCGCTATTGCTAATCTACGCAACCGTACCGGATAAACGAACAAAGGCGCAAAACGATTGCATTGCCGGTTCCGTTTTTGCGTCACTGGCCCGCACTCACCGGTATACCGGCAAGGCGCCGTTTTGGATCGATCTCAACGGCAAATGGGCAGTCCCTGGCAACGGATACGCTCAGCGGATCGCGGCAATCGCGGCGCAGTTGGTGTAACTGTCACAGGAGTTCTGAAGCTATAATAATATTGAGAACTCCTGTGACAACGTTACAGACGTAACTACTTACAACACAAACAGAAACCCTCTCGGCATTCACCGAGAGGGCTTTTTGTTTGTCGGGTAGTTATCGGCGACTTCGCGGCGGCTTTCGGAACTTCCACTTCACCGGTACCACCGGCGGCGGTTCGGGCGCTACGCGGTGCTCGAAAAACTGACCGTCGTCAATCACCAGCGCGCCATCCGGCGCCTCGGTGTGGTTCTCGGTGATCCGTAGGCCGACGTTATCGTAGAAGACGTAGAACGTCTTCTCTGACGATTTGGCCAGTAGATCGCTGATTAGCAGCGCCTCGCCGATAGTCTCAACCGGTTCGCTACCGGTCAGAAGGTTGAAGTCAACGCCTTCGTTGGCGTAAATCCTAATTGCGTACTCGCCGTCGGTCAGTACGGCAACTTCTCGGTTAACGCGGGTTAGGAACTTCATCGGAAACCTCCTTTGGGTAAAGATCGATTACGTCTGTAGTATAGCGCTGCCGGTTCGGGTTGTCAAGAGGGTTGTCACAGCAGTGCTGATCTTATAATATATTGAGAACTCCTGTGACAAAGTTCCACAGTCACCGGCGCGGGCCGGTACGAACCCACTTGACAACTCCGCCGGTCGGTGATATACTAACAGCGTAATCGGTTCGGTTCACTGATAGGAGGTTCGCGGGCCGCGAACTAGAAAGAGGTAAACCAATGGGTTCTGTGACGTATCCTTATATCAGCACTTACTTAAAAGGGTTTTCCGTACTGTTCGGCGATTTTACCGGCTATCTAGTGCTGGTTGAAAACACCGCAATCGCGGTAAACGGAACCGCCGCGTTGGTGGTTGAGTTCCCACCGGATAGCGTTCCGTTCCGGTTCCTCGGTAACGAGGTACCGACTGTGGTTGTTCGGGCGCTTGATCAGCTACCGAGGGTGAACACTCTCGCAATAGAAAACCTCGGCGATAAGCAGCGGCTAACCGCCGTCTGTGAAGGTGGGATAGGGGCTGATTTTTCCATACCGCCGAGCGGGAGTAAGACCTTAGCACTGGCCGGTAAGCTAAAGAAGGTTGCAGACCAGCCAGCAACAGAGGAATTGGGGACGCGGAAATTGTCCGAGTTCGCCAACGGCTGGCACTTTAGCGAGTTTAGCTGGCTGAAGACGATTGTGAAGCCGGTGGTAGAATCGGTCAAAACCGTACACCCGCTGGCGCCGAAGGCGACGTTTGTTGACGCTGATATAACACTGGCTTCTAATCTGGTGGCGCCGAAGCCGGTACCAATTCTCCGGCTGAAGTTCACCGGCTTCGGTAAGGTTACGGCGTTGATTGTTCCGGCAACCGGAAACTAGAACCCAAACAACACCGAGACGAACCCTCACCAACAACGGTGAGGGTTTTTCGTTGCGTTAGAAACGTTGTCATAGGAGTTCTCAATATTATTATAGCTTCAGCGTTCCTGTGACAACCCTCTTGACAGCCGATTGCCGCTGTGGTATACTACGGTCACAACGGTAATCGGTTTACTACTTAGGAGGTCACCAATGAAGCCCGTAACTTACGAACACAAGGAATACCGCTCGGTAGTTCGCTACAACCCCCAGACTCATAAGTTTATCGTCTATTTGTACCGCAACGAAGAACTAATCGAACTTCAGACCTTCAGCGACTACGATACCGCCGACAATTACGCCTATCTTATCACTATCATTGAAGACTTATGTGATCGATTAGGTCTCCGCTAATCCTCTCCGTCAACCGCCTACCGGTCAATCCGGTAGGTGGTTTTTTTTTTGCGCTCCGGCCCGTCTCATCAACCGGCAGAAAAATCCGCGAAATTTCCTCAAAATACCCTCTTGACAAACGTCAGCCGGTATGCTATATTGTAAGTTAGATAAGTAATCGCAACGGTCAAGCGAAGTTAGTCAACGGAGGTACCACAATGAAATTCAACAAAGTTCGGAACGGCGAGTATCGGGCGGAGGTTCGCAAGGGGGTGTTTCTCTGGGTAGTTCGCGAAGGTCGCAACTGGGTATGGTTCCTGGGCGGCTACGATCCGAACCTAGGAGCTTGGGAAACGGATAACAACGGGCCGTTTCCCACCCGCCGAGAAGCAATCGCCGACGCACTGGCCAATTACGAAGAGCTTCTAGCTGAATAATCCGAACAGCCCCTGCCGGTAGCGATACCGGTAGGGGCACCAACAGAAAGGATACACAGATGTTTTGGGAAAAGGTTACTATCGAAGGAGCTTCAACGATTGTGATCGAAAAGGATTTGGTACGAGGGGTTGTTAAATGGTCGGTTACGACGGCAAACCGGATTATCGCCGGTGAAGCCGCAACGGTAGCCGAGGCATTCGCCGAGGCCGTAGCCGCCGCGAACGACCAGCAACGAAAGCTAACGGATGAAGCGATTAAGGAATTCAATCTGGCCGATTTGCTCGATCAGTAATCAACCGCATCCGAACGCCGCCGGAACAACCGGCGGCTTTGGCGCGTTGCTAGAAGGGAACTTCGATGAAATACATCAGCGAGCTTAGTGACGTTCAAAGCGCGATCACCGAAATCACCGATCCGCGCTGGCTACCGGTGATCGCTATCGATATAGAGACCGCACCGATACCGGCACTGGTCGGTTATCCGCGTTCGGGGAAAAAGAAGGAATACAAAGAGTACCTAAAGAAGGTAGAGGGTCTACCGTTGTTCGATCAGCCGGTACCGGATTGGGTTCCTGGCCACATTCGCCGGTTGTTAGAGTTGGACGCGGTTGACTGCGATCCGGTACGGCCTGGCCTTGACCCCTACACCAGTGATATTTTCCTTTTTCAAATTGCCCGTTCTGACGGCGAGCGGGTTGAGAGTTGGGTATTTAACCTTCACCGGTTACCGGTTGAGGTTATCCGCCCGTTGCTACGGCTAGACGGGCTGTATCTCGGTCACAATATCCAATTCGATCTGGCCTTTTTCCTTCACTATCTCGCCGAAGCACCGCGCAACGTCTTTTGCACCGCGACGGCGTCGCGGGTGTTGTTCCTCGGCCTAGACCTCCGGCACTCGCTGAAGGATTGCGCCGAACGGTTTCTAGGCGTTCGGTTGTCAAAGGATATTCGCGAAACCTTCGGTAAGTGGGCGCTTGATCCAACGCCGGAACAGTTGGAATACGCGGCCAGAGACGCGGAAATACTGATCCGGCTGTACGACGCGGAAATCGATCTGGCCAAAACGCTAGACAACGAAGACGCTATTAGAACGTTCGCTTCACTGGCCTACCCGACGGCGCTGATCGAATACTGCGGTTTGGTATTCGACGCGGATCGCTGGTTAGAGGTTACTGCGTTGGCCGAACAGAAGCGGGCCGAGGTGGAAAAGGAACTACGCAAATGGCTAGAACTGCCGGATACCGTCTCGGTTACTCAACGTTCGGAAGTACTCAACGCGCTGGCGCTGAAGGGAATAGCGCTTCAGTCGCTTGATAAAACGGAGCGAGACGCGGCGGCGAAGAAGTTCAACAGTCCGTTCTTTGACCTCTATGACCGCTGGTCAAAGTATCAAAAGCGGGTAACAACGTATGGCCAAAACTTTCTGGCCTACATTCACCCGTTGACGGGTCGGATACACCCACAATTCAAAATTGCCGGTGCTGCAACCGGTCGGTTTGCTTGCGAGCGGCCTAATCTGTTGAATATCCCAACCGACGGCGAAGAGTTGGATATTCGATCCGCATTCAAGGCGCCGGAAGGGTTTGTATTCGGTAATTCCGACTACGCGGCAATGGAACAGAGGATTGCGGCGGACTTATCCTGTGATCCGGCGCTGGTAGAGCTATTCCTCTCCGGCGGCGACAATCACAGTATCACCGCCGCGTTAATGTTCCATTTGCAGATTGACCGGTCGGCAACCGAGCCGGTTCCGGTCAAACTAGAGTTTCGCGGTCAGGAAATCGAAGGATACCGGATACCAAACTGGCCGGTGAAGGAAATCATCCGGTTTGTGTTGGATAGTGGGCTGGCGGCGAAGATCGGCAAGGATTACAAGAAGACGACGCGGCAGATTGCGAAAGTGGTAGCCTTCCTGTTTTTCTACGGCGGAACACCGGTGGGACTGGCCAGGAAGTTGCTTTGTGCGAAAGAGGAAGCCGAGGCGTTCTTTGAACGGTTTTCCAAAGCGTACCCGATACTGACCAAATGGTTCAAGGAAACCGGCCAGAGGGCCGTAACCGAGCGTTGGTTTGTATTGGGGATTGACTGCGGGTCATCGGTGACGTATGGCAACCTTCGCCGATGGTTTGCGATACCGCCGATGTCGGAAGTTGACCTTTTCCACAAGCGCGAAGCGGAGCGCGAACGAGAGCGGAAGCTCTCCGCCATTCGCCGCGAAGCGCAAAACTTTCCTTGTCAGGGCGGCAACGCGCTGATTTTAGCCAAAGCTATGCAGCGCTTGACGCGGATAAAGCAGCCCGATCCGACGGCAACAACACCGGAAGCGCGGTTAGGTATCCGCGCAGCGGTTTGGTTGCCGATCTACGACGAAGTGGTGTTGCTGGCTACTCGGCGGGCAACAGACGAACAAATCAGCGAGCTGTTGAAGACGGAACTCGAAGCAGCCGCGAACGAGTTTATGCGCGTCTGCCCAGCGCTGGCCGAACCCAATCCAGTATCAGACGTTTGGCGGAAGTATTAAATCGTTGATCAGTCAGTTTTGTCACAGGAGTTCTCAATATTATTATAGCTTCAGAACTCCTGTGACAGTAGCGAGAAAGGGGAACACCGATGATCGTTGAACAACTTACCGAACTACTGAAGCAGAGACCGGCCAGACCACAGCGGTTGGTGTACGCCAGCGACGCAACCGGCTGTGAGCGGAAACTAACACTGGCGCTGTTGGGCGTTCCGGCAACCGACGCCGTAAGCCGCGATCACTGGTTGTGGTCGGCGGAGATCGGTACGGCCATTCACCAACAACTACAATCGTTGTTCCAACAACTCTACCCAGACTGTCAAACCGAATTGCGGGTAGAAGAAGCGGGGATACTATCCGGTCGGATTGACGTATTGGCCAGGATTGACGGAAAGCTGACGGTGATCGATATTAAGACCGTCAGCAGCCGCGAATACCGCGCCAGAACGAAGATCGGTCAGTACAAGGATCAGATCAACCTTTATGGCCGTCTGACCGGCGCGGAGGTCGGTTGTATCCTTTTGGTCAACCGCGATACCGGCGAATTAGACGAAATCGTCTTCGATATTGACAACGAACGAGCCGAGGCGCTGCTTAACCGCGCAGCCGGTATCGTTGCACTGGCCAAAAGCGGCGTTATCGGTCGGGCGGAGTGGTTTGGAAGTCAATACTGCGCGTTGTTTTGTCCGTATCGAACCCTCTGCTACGATCTTGACAACACCGGATTTGTGGGATATAATACAACTACGGCGATTGAGCCGGAAGTATTTGAGTAATAGGAGGGAACAATGCTAAACGATTTGGTAAAACGCAACGGAAACGGCAACTCATCCGGCAGTCTGAAAGACCTTGACGACGGGATTTATGAAGCAGAGTTCACCGGCTACCGAGAAGCGAAGCGGGCGACGTTCGAGACCCGAATGAGTGAAACGCCTGAGTTTGAAGAGTGCGTCGTATTCACCTTCGCTTTGGTGAATGAAGACGCCGAAGCGTCAATCTGGGTGCGGAAGGCGGTCATCTGGCCAGGTGAAGGCGCAAAGAACAAACCGCGCAGTGCGTTGTATCGCACCCTGTGCGAGTTACTGGGCAAGCGAGACCTTGACAAATCCGATCTGGCCGACCTTGACGCGGCTGTCAACGGTTGTGTAGGTAAGCGCTACCAAATCGTACTGGAAAGCACTGCAAGTGGTTGGAAAAAGGTAACGAAGGTAATCCCGATTAAGCCGCGTAAGCGGGTTATCGAAGAGCGGACAGTGACAGAGGTGGTGGATGAAGAAATCCCGTTCTAGGTGGAAGTACCGCGAACGGGAAGCCGTAAAAACAATTCAAGCAGTATTGGGAAGGGTGAAAGACCCTTCCCTTGCTGCGTTGGTGACGGCTACCGGTCGGGTTGGCCACTTAACGCACTTAGGCGCAGATGGGATTGTCGGCGACGGCGATACCGGCGCGGTGGTTGAGGTCAAGGCCCGCAAGGGTATGGTGTCGGCGGATATTCGGTCGGCGTTGGTGCAACTCACCGAAATTGCCAACGCGCTTCAACGCTGGCCAATTCTCGTACTTTCGTTTGTTGAGGACGTACCGGCAGCGGTTGAACGCAATTGGGCGTTGGTGCCGGTATCGTTGTTAGAAAGGTTGGCGTATGAGCGAGAAGGAATTACTGAACGCGATCCTTAAGCGCTTTCCGAGGATTGCCGAAGAGGTCAAACAGAAACCAAGAGTGGCCAGGAAGGTAGTTCGGTTGGCGTTGAGAGAGCCGCGAACGGTAGCGACGCTGATCAAGCAATTCGGCTACACCGATAGGCTGATCCTGGCCGCATTCCGGTGCTGGCCGGAACTCGCAACCGTCGCGGAGACAGACGAAACGGCGGCTACAATCCTTTCTGACCTTCAGCGGGCGGTAGAGAACGTTCCGCCGCACTGGCGGGCGCTACTGTTCACCGGCGACAAACGTTCACCGAGGGTACGGGCCGCGCTGAAGCGGATCAAAGAAGTGCTGGGGGAAGGCGTATGAGCAAACAAAAGTGTTTTCTCTGCCTTGAACGAAATGCCGTCAGTGACGGCCTTTGTCGCAGGTGCAAACGGTTGGTTGACGAGGCCGGAGACGGTGACTGGCTACTGTACCTTTCGGCAAACAGCGCGTATTGGGCGCGGTCGGAAATCCGGCAGCGACTGATCAAAGAGAAACTGAGAGGAGGGAACAAATGATCGAAATTATCTTCGCGGGGGTAGTACTGTACCTTTTAGTACGCTACGGCGTTTTCGCCCATATCCTTGATACGATTGACCTAAGCGACAACCTTACAAAGGCGGTCAATTGGGCCAAAACGGTACGAGGCGTTCCGGCAGCCGCCGGTGCCTTTGCGTTTGCGCTGATTGCCTTCGTCTGTGCCGGTCTGGCCGTCCGATACGATCTTTTACCGACGTATCGGTTTGTTCTGCCGGTCGGTCAACGGGTACTGGAAGTCAACAGTGAATATCTGGCCTACTTTACCGTATTCTTGACGCTATTACCGACGCTGATCGAAATTGCCAGTGCCGGTCTGATTAAGCAGCAGATCACCGCAATGCAGTACGCCGCGTACTTCTTTATCGCTTTTGATCTTTTTACCGACTACTTCGAGGCGCGGTTGATGGTAGTCGAATGGGAACAGATGGGCCTTTTCAACCCACTCGGCCCGTTCGCGTCAACGGCGAAGGTTATTCTGGAAATGGGTTGGACGTTCCTGGCCAGCTTCGGGTTTGAGTTTCTGGCCGTTCTCTGCTTTATAACCGCGCTGTTGTTGGCGGCCAATTCGCGTTCACCGGCGAGGGGGTGATCGTATGGATCGGCAGACGGATGGGATTGTTGTCGGTGGGGTGCTGTTGGTCGTTACCGTTCTGGCCAACAGTAACCCCTTCCTTGCCGCCCTTGCCGGTATGGTTTGGTTTGTGGCGTTTCGACCGGAAGTGTTGACCGGTCTGATCGAACAGACCAAACAACTAACAGACGAAACCACAAAGGCAGTCAAGGCGTTACTTCCGGCGCGAGAAGAAGAGTGTCACAGGAGTTCTTATAATAATATAAGCGTAGAACCTCCTGTGACGCCGGTGAAGACCGAACAACCGCGTCAACCGGCCAAACCGGCACCGATAACGTATCCGCCGTCTTCGTTGCTCAATCTAGCCACAAAACCGACGGCGTTCAGTGTTCCCATCGGCGTTGATCACACCGGTCGGTTTCGCTGGCTAGACGTTCAACGCGATTTGGTGCACTGTGCCGTTTACGGTACCAGCGGTGCCGGTAAGGATCACCTATTACGTTGTTGGTATCTCTCACTGGCCGACCAGCGGTCAATCCGTTGGGCAATTGTTGACGGGAAGGGCGACTGGCTGGTACCTTCAATCGTTGAGGACGAACGAAACCTTTTCCCACCGGCTGGCGGGTTTGGGGACGAAGGAACGGCGCGGATCAAAGACGGATTGAAGGAAATCCTTCGCGAAGCCGCGCGTCGGGCCGCGTTGATCGTTGAGGCCGGAGTTCGATCACTCGAAGAGTACAACGAACAAACCGGCGCGAACGAACCGTTGTTGATCGTTCTGATCACCGACGTTATTGACGCCGTTGCGGAGGTAGAGAAAACGCTTACCGCACTGATCAGCAAGGCCAGATCGTTAGGTATTAGGGTAATTTTCTCAGTGCAAACACCAACCGGCTTTTCGATGCAGTGGCGGATGAACGTCGGTACGGTGCTGGCCGGTGCGTTGGTTGATACGTCGCAAGACGCCGTCGCGCTCGGTATCCGCGATACAACAAAGCTACCGTTCCGCCCTTCAGCGCTTCCGCCGCCGCCAGCCGGTGCGGGGTTGTTTGTGTTTCGTCAAGGCGGTGATATTCGGCTTATCCGAACACCGCTGATCACCCAAACCGGCCAGCAAAGTAGTGCGTTTGACCGGCTGGTTCGCGAACGAAGGAACACCGCGTTGCTGGCCGATCTGTTGTCACAGGAGATTTCTACGCGGTGAGTTCGTTGCGGGTGGAACTTTGTCACAGGAGTTCTCAATATTATTATAGCTTTAGCGTTCCTGTGACAGAGGATTACCGCGCCTGGCCAATTTGGTGATCTTCTTTACCAACCCTCTTGACAACCGGCGCGGAGTTTGGTATACTGTGATTACGGTTCGGAACGGCGACGGAACGGAGGGAAGTTATGAAGGTACGGCGGTCGGAAACAACGTTGGTGATTGAGCTACCCGAAGACGGCGAGCGGGTTGAGATTGAGTTTCCGAATACGTTTCGGATGTTCTACGGTTCGGCAAAGACGGAGATAGTTTCCGATGATTTAAAGTATATCATCGGCGCGTTGGAACACCATCTGGCCAGACTGGCCAGCAACGCGATAGACGCAGAGGTATTTGCCCGCCTGACCGGTAATCCGCGCTGGCTGGTGTACGACGCGGAAACCGGCCATTCATACGAGGCCTCCTACGAAGTTGAGGGGTTTCCGAGGGTGGAATACCAAAACGGTCGGGCTGTTTGGATTAACGCAGAGGGAGGGAACGAATGAAGATCATCCGCTTGCGCGGCTGGCGCTGAACGCGCTTGACGCCGAGCGGTACGCGCAAACGGCCGAGCGCCCGCGCTGGTTGGTATACGAGGCCGACAGTGGCAATTCGTTCAATACGCTGTTGGAGGTTGAAGGCGCAGCGCGGGTTGAGTTCGTTAACGGAAAGGTAGTTTGGTTTGATCCAAAGGAAGGTGACAAATGATTACCGTTCACACAGGCGCCGGAGAAAGTCGGATCGTTAGCACCGGCACCGGCTATACCGCCGTCTACGCAGGGGTTGATACCAAGGCACCGGTTCGGAATAACGAATTAAACGCGGCCCTTGATCTCATTGAGATTGTCGGGCTGTACGAAGGGCCGCTGATGGCACTGATGGTAACAGAAACGCTCCGGTCAAAACTGGCCGAACTAGGGTACAATCTATAGGAGGGTTGTATGCGTACACTGGCCAGAGCAGTGAGTTATCCGGCTGAAGTAGCGTTGTCAGAAGGCGACGGGTTGTACTACTTCACCGCCGCCTACGAAGACACAATCCTCAGCGATACCGCAGGAACTATTACCGAAGCCGCCGAGGAAATCGTTCGATTTCTAACCTTCTGGGCAGCGCAGAAAGGTCACTCGTTCGGGGTTGTTCGAGATATTGCGGAAACGCTGGCCGTTGTGGTTGCGAACGAAACCGGCCAGCATCCGAGGGTGATATACCGTAAGTTAGTCAATCTTTAGGAGGTTCATAGCGCTGTCGGAGGGTTGTATGAAGATTGCACCGGAATGGCAACAGAAAAATTACGGATACCGGATTATCTTCTATCCGCGATACAGTATCGAACTCTATCGCGGCGAAGACGGCTGGCTATCCGCATTCGTTGATAAGCCGATTGTCTACGATACCGACCTTGCGCTTCCGTTCCGCGACGCGCTCCGGCGCGTTCTGGAGTTTGCGCGGGGTTGGGGAATTAGTGAAGAGGATATTAGGACCGTTGAACAGACGGCGCCGGTAGAAGCGTAGGAAGTCGTATGTGGTACAAAGACAAAGCGAATTGGCGCGGTAATCTCGGTAATTGCGTTGTGGTGCTGATCCCTCGCAACAGCGGCTGGTATTACCGCTTTGAAGGGATCGAAAACGGGCGGAAGTGGGTAACAACGGATGAAGGCCCGTACCGCTCGGCCTATCTTGCCGGTCTGTACGCTGTTGAAGAGGCCAAACTGTACGACGTTGACCGGCGGATGATTAACCAGTTGTCAACAACGCTGGCCGAATTGGTGTGACAATTGCCACAATTCCGATTGAACTCTATCATCTGTCGGAAGCCGTCTTCTGCTTAATCGAACCGAAAGAAGACGGCTTTCGGTGCTGGATCGAATACTTCACCGACGGCGAGCACTACCGCTCGCAGCCGGTAACGATCACCGGAGATCGGAGCGCGGTTGACGGGTATCTACAAGCGCTGGTCGAGTTCGGCGAGCTTTCCTTCACCGTCTACCGCCCGCCGGTGTTTGTTCGCGAAACTCGCCTACGTTTGGCCGAGCTTCTCAGACCTAAGACCGATTTTGTATCGGCACTTTGAGTTTTTTTTTTGGCAGTAAACCGTCTGTATATATATGGAGGGATATTCTATGAGCAGAGTAATTGCAATTGCAGCAGTACTTCTTCTCTCAATTCCGTCGGCAATGGGCGTTCAGGCGGCCCTAACAC